ATTGGTTATGATACTAATACGAGTACAGGTGGACTAGGTGTAAGATATTTGGGTATTGGTATATCTGATGAATATCGTAAGGACATGGTAACAGTTGCCTTACGTTTAATATCGGTACAAACTGGTGAAGTATTAATAGCAGTCAGTTCTCAGAAGACTATTCTGAGTACAAAGTTATCTGCTACTGTATTTAAATTTTTGGATTTGGGAACTAAGTTACTAGAAACAGAGGCGGGGATAACGGATAATGAGTCCACAACCTACGCCGTAAGAAAAGCAATTGAACAAGCAGTAATAGAGATAATTAAGGAAGGTGAACAGAAAAAATTATGGGAGTTTAAAAAGGAGAAAATCAAATGAGAACAAGCATACTTACAATACTCGCTTATTTCGTTATGTGCAGTGTGAGTTATGCGAGTGACGTATACATAACACAGTCTGGTGCAAGCCTGACTGCGAATATCAATCAAGATGGACAAACCAATAAGTTCGGTGATGCAACCACGGCGGTTACTTTGACAGGTGACAACCAGACATTGGACATTGATCAGATTGGTAACAGTAATACCATTGCTGCATCTGTTGTAGGTGCAACACAGACGTTTACTCTCAAACAACAAGGTAACAGCAATACGTCTACCGTATCTGTTGGTGCTAACTCTGCGTCTGATGACAACAGTATTATTCAAACGATTACAGGTAGTTCAAATACGACTACTGTGAACGTGGGTAATGCTGCGTCAGTTGACGATGCTGACATTGATTTGGTCGTAACAGGTAGTAGCAATACTGTAACCATTAATGAAAACAGTACTGCGACAATGGTTGGTTCAGATAAGAAGGTGACATCCATTACTGCAATTGGGTCGAGCAATACCATCACGTCAACACATACTGGGGCTGGTGACCAAGACACTACTCTACATCATACAGGTGCATCCAGTACATTTGCGATTACACAGGGCGGTGCATATGATGGTTCAACCGTCATAACAACAGTGGGGTCAGGTCATAATGTTACGGTTACTATGGACGATTAGTATCATTCTTTTTAGCACTAGTGCTTATGGTGCTATCGGGAATGTGGTACAACATAAGGGGAACGCTTCTGTAGAAAGGTCTGGTGAAAAGACTGATCTAAAGAAGGGTTCCGACATTGAGTTTAAGGATAACGTGAGAACTGGTAAAGGTGGCGTTGGTATCACGTTTGTTGATGATACCAATGTCGCAGTGAGTTCACACAGCTCCTTGGTGATTGATGAGTTTATCTATGACCCTAATTCTAAAACAGGGTCTAAGTTGGTGATGAACATTGCTCTTGGCACAGTACGATATGCCAGTGGTAATATTGCGAAGTTGAGTAATCAGAACGTGGACATTCGGACACCAACAGCGAGGATTGGTGTGTTGGGAACTGCGTTCAGTATGACGGTGGATGAGGTTGGAAAGTCTTTGATTATCCTACTACCCAACAAAGACGGGACAGTGGGTAAGATATCGGTTGAGACAGGTGCGGGGCAGGTTATAATGAACCAAGCATTTCAATCAACAGTGGTTGGTACAGGTGAGAGTAGGCCATCCAAACCAGTGATATTGGATTTGACATTGGACCAGATTAATAACCTGTTGATTATCAAACCGCCGAAGAAGAAGATTATTAAGATACTCAAGGATTCAAAGAAAAGTAAAAATCTACTAGACATTGACTTTCTTGAGTTTGTGGAGCTAGACAAGAACGAACTTGAGGAAGACCTGTTTGGGTTTAACGAGTTGGATATTAACGATTTGAATGTGGAGTTACTTGGAAATATCTTGGATCAACTTGCCCTTCTATCAGATCATATTGATGGTAGAACTGCTGGGTTCAATAAGGTAACACAGGTAAACACACTGATTGATGGAAACAGCACACGCATCATACGGAGATTAGGAAATAGTACGGTAGAACTGGATTTGATAAACGACTATGGATACACAATTAATATGGCACAAGAGGGAATACCTGTGCCGGAGATAACAACAAGAAATGAAGACGCTTCTAACATTATTACTATCTATCAGTCTGAGTAGTGTAGCATATGCCAATGGGGTTTATATTACACAGGCTGGTGATGATTTAACTGTAAACATATCCCAAGATGGTCGGAACAACACCGTTACCAAAAACATATGGACTGTAGCATATGATTGGTCCGGTGATAATAATACGTTTGATTTGAGACAAAAAAATACAAGGAATAATTCGTCTGATTCAAATTATCAAGGATTTCATATTGATGGGGATAATAATACTGTTAGAGTTGGTCAGGGTTTTGGAGATTATGGAAATCTTGCTACAGCAGCAACCCAATCTTGGGCCACAGATAATTCGGAAGGCGGCAGTAATACAGCGATGGTAGATATTCATGGAGATAATAATATATTAAATATTGGACAGAGAAACGGAAGTCTAGGAACCTTTAATGGTCATGATGTAACTGCATATATATATGGTGACGATAACACAGCAAGAACAGTACAGGTACATGATGGAGCAAAGGATTTGACCTTAACACTTAATGGTGATGACCATACAGTTTATGTAGAACAAAAAAGTACTGGTGCCCATAATGCAACAATCAGTTTGACAAATGGCACTAATCCATATTCCCTTTCACTTTTACAAAATTCTACGACAGCTCAAAATTATTCAATGTCAGGTACTTGCTACACTAGTGGAGGGTGTTCAGTTTCAGTAACACAGGATTAATATGAAAAAGTGGATTATATCTATATTAATTGTTTTACTTTTCTGTGGTATTCGTTTTTCGGACCCGTGGTTTCTGGACATGGTTCGTCTCAAGGCAATGGATCAACACCAACGAAATCAGGAGTCGCTGACTCTCTCTAACCTAGTCACGGTAGAGATCAATAATCAAACAATTAGAAAAATGGGTCAATGGCCATGGGACAGGAATAAGGTTTCTGTTGAACTGATAAAACTCTATCAGGCTGGTGCATCGATAGTGGTTGTCCCAATACTATTTGCAGACCCCGACAGATTTGGTAAAGATGCTGTTCTTGCGAGAACACTAAAACGAACTCCTACAGTCATAGGACAGATACCCAGCAATGATAAGAGCAATTCTGGTGTGGTTCGCGGTGTTGCAACTATCGGTGCAGATTGGAAACCTTGGGTATATAGTTACCCCGGTGTGGTTGGTCCTATTCCAGAACTTGCAAAGAATGCAAATGCAGTTGGTATGATGGTAATCGCACCAGAGAAAGATGGTGTGGTTCGACGTATGCCTCTGGTGGTTGCATCAGGTGGAAAACTGTATCCATCTATTAGTATGGAAATACTACGCATGGCTGCTGGTGATGTATCGTTTCAAATGAAGACAGGTATTGCTGGTGTAGAAAAATTACGCATACCAAAATACAAGACGATTGCTACAGATTCTAATGGCAATATCTGGTTGGACTTCAAATGGAAGACACCTGTGTATGCGTTACATGAAAAATTACCAGACCTAACAGGTAAAATTGTTATACTGAGTATGACTGCTTCTGGTCTTGGAAGTCCTGTGGCAACCCCTGTGGGGGTCATACAGTCTCATGATCTTATTGCTGCATCACTTGCTACCATGATGACAGGCCGTAATATAACCAGACCATTCTGGACTGATCTTGCTGAACTTGTAGCCAGTGGAGTGGGTGCATTGATCCTAGCATCAGTTGTTCTCACTTTGGCATGGTATTTTGGTGCAGTGTTACTGCCAGTTTTCCTCGTCGGTTCGTTCTATGGATCATCCTATCTGTTCACAGAATACAGTTATCTTGTCGATTGGTCCTATCCCGTCCTCACTATGTTTGTGGTCTGGGCAGTTGCTGCATTCCTACGGTTCATGGAAGAATATAAACAGAAGATGGAAATCAAGAAACAGTTCGCAGGGTATGCCTCACCTACTGTGGTTCGGTTGCTACAGGAAAATCCCTCACTTATTAAAGATGGTATGAAGAAGGAAATCAGCATTTGCTTCTCCGACCTTCGTGGGTTCACACCGTTGGGTGAGAGTTTTGGTGATGACGTGAAGGGACTAACCCAAATTATGAATGGGTATATGGATGCAATCACGCAGCCTATTTTAGACTCCGATGGTATGGTGATCAAATATATTGGTGATGCGAGTATGCACATACATAACGCACCCATAGATGATGATGATCACCCAAGGAGCGCGGTCAATACTGGACTAAAGATGTTGAGTGCAGTGGAGAAATTTAATGATAAAATCGTTTCTGAAGGGCGTCCACCAGTTGGTATGGGCGCTGGTATTAATACTGGTCTTGGTTACCTTGGAGAGATGGGAAGTACCAAGCGTCATTCGTATGATGTACTAGGAGATTCTGTTTCAACTGCTGCTCGTATTGAGAGCAAGTGTAAGGAGTATGGTTGTCTGTTGTTGGTTGGCGAAGCCACATATGACCTAACCAAGAATGACTTCTTCTACTTGAAGGTTGACGAACTAGCAGTTAAGGGTAAGACCATAGGCATCCGAATCTATACCGTCCTTAGTGATATTGATTGGATGATGAAGAATACTGATTGGGGTATGGCAGAGAGCCAACATGAGAAGATGCACGAATATTATCGTAATCAACATTTTGATAATGCTATTAGATTATGTAATGATTTAATGTATGAATTTGACGGTAAGATGAAAAATTATTATATCATGTGGATTGAAAGGTGTGAATTTATGAAAACACAGCCACTTGAAAAAGATTGGGATGGAATATTCATAGCAACTACCAAGTAGGAGAAAACTATGAGTAAAAATTATTTTTCATTAAAGACAGGAAAAAAATCATTAGATGAGTATTTAAAACGAACACCAATCTGGCACGATAGTGATTTATTGAATGTTGGTGTTATATTGTTCGTTATTGGGATATTGGTTGGGTTACTAGTATCATATACTTGATTTTATTATAAATATCAAAAAAATCTATTGACAATTAATATATAACATATTATAATATAATATATAAGATAGAGGTAATAAATAATGGATATGCTAACACACACTTTACTTGCCATCACGGTCATGGCTGGTTGTTGGTTTTGGGGTCGTCACCTGTCATCAAATTCAGTCATTGAACATTTGTTGATTACGTTAGAACGTGACGGGTATATTAAGGTCAAAACTGACAAAGATGGCGATAAATGTTTAGTAAAATTAGATGATTTACAATAAAAATCAATAATCTAAAAACTATTGACATTACTTATATTATATCGTATAATAGTTTTACAATAATAAAAAAAGGCACAATAATGAAAGTTGAAGTTCGTAATAATAATATTGATGCAGCACTTCGAATTTTGAAGAAGAAGTTGCAAATGGATGGTTACTATGCAGAAATGAGAGAACGTGAACATTTTAGGTCAAAAGGTGAAAAAAGAAGGTTAGCTAAAGCTGCTGGTCGTCGTCGTCATTTAAAATTGTTAGAGAGTAGGAAAATTGAGTTCGGATATTGAAGATAAAACTAGAACGAGTAGTATTGAATTAAAAACTCATGAGATAGCTACAAAAACTGTCACACCCACTAGTGGTTTAAGTTGGTATTTAAAATGGTTTTCTAGTGTTATAATTATAATTGGTATACTTTTAACATCTAATAATTTGTATCCTTGGAATATGATGTTTCATGGAGTCGGGCTTCTTGGTTGGTTGATTGTTGCAATTCTTTGGAATGATCGTGCATTGTTAGTTGTTAATTCTGTTGGACTTGCATTACTTGCAAATGGTTTGTTAAATTCTTACATAAGCGGTGGTTTTAATAATGGCTAAGAAGATTCGTAAAAAACGTAAACCTATGACAGAAGAACAACGGCAGGCAGCTGCCGAACGTCTCAAGAAAGCACGAGCAAGTCGTGCTGAAAAAAACCCCAATTATGGGAAATCTGGTATTCACTCTTCTCTACATAATCTAAATGAAGATGATGATTTTCATCCTGATAAGATTAAGGAATGGATTAAAATACAAAAAGATATTGTGTCATCAGAAAAAAAGAAAGAAAGAAATAATGTAAAAGGTGCTATTGCACGCAGAATTAGTCACGAAAATTATATTAAAATTATGCAAATATATTTGAGGGACGGTGTATGGATTGGTTTATTTTATGGAGAAAATCAAGAGAGTAAATTACAACCCACATGTTCAAAGTTGGCCTATCATCATGATGGACCATATAAAGGTATGGTTAAAAGAAATGTTGGAGTGTGGTATTCTGATATTAACTGTGCTTATACAAAAGAAATGTTTGAGTTTGATAGGAGTGGGTAAATGACTATACATGAAACAAATAATGTAATCAATGGGCCATGGAAAGCAATGTCCAAAAGAAAGGTCATTCTTCCTCTAAGTGACGAAGTTATTGAAGTTCAAGAAAATACTGTGTTCTGTGATAATCTCACAGAAGGGCTGATGGTTCAAATGATATATTCTATGGATGAGAATGGGTTTGAGATTCACAGTGAAGAATTTTTAAGAGACATTGGTTTCATTATTGAATCTGTCAGAAGTTGTTTATATAGAGAAATGAAATTAGAACATCCTTTATCAGAATTAATAAAATCTCTTACAATGGAAATAGGTGATGATGAAGAAGAAATGAATACACCTAAATTTGGTTTAGATGAAGAAAAAATACATGAAGTAAAAGTCAAATTCGGAAATGATGATAATGAAAAAGAAGAAACAGAAACAGACGAATAAGTTTCATGAAATTTTTAGCCCAACAATTTTAGAAACACAGGTACCAAACAGATTTGTAGATATTATAAATGCAACTGGTGATGATGTTTTGTCCAGTGAACAAAAAAGTGCTAAATGGGATTGGTCACACAAACTTGTTGGTAAAGTAAGTAAAGAAATTCAAATTCCAGTAGACGATGCTGATGATCGTGTATTTTTATTCAAGACGATGAAACAGGGTTGTTTGAATTATATTAACTATATTATCTCTAAGAATAGAGCTTATGGTTGGTATAAACTTGCAGGCAGAGACAGTAAACCAACAATTGATAATATACATTTAACACATAGTTGGATTGTTAGTCAGTATGCTGGTGAGTATAATCCGTATCACCATCACACAGGAGACTTTTCTGCTGTGGTATATCTTAAAATTCCGTCAAATATGGAAGAGGAATTAGATGTTGAATTTACAGACCATTATCCAACCAATGGATTGATTGAATTTATGTATGGTGAAAACTGTGATATGAGAAGCGATAATATTAAATTCAAACCAGAGGTAGGAACAATGTTAGTGTTCCCGTCATATTTGAAACATTTTGTATATCCTTTTTATAGTGAAGGTGAGAGAAGGAGCATGAGCTTTAACGCTCACTTTAAAGTATAAATTTTGTTTAATTAAATAAACTCAAAAACTATTGACATTATACTTTGTGCATTGTATAATAAATGTATAAATAAGAATTGATTATGAGGACAGGACAATTATATTAGTTGATATGAACCAAATTGGGGTTGCAAGTGTGATGATGCACTTGAACATAACAAAATCGCATACAGTTGAAGAAGATATGGTTCGTCATATGATTCTAAATTCTCTTCGTATGTATCGTGAACGTTTCTTTGATGAATTTGGTGAGTTGGTTATTTGTTATGATTCCAAACACTATTGGAGACGAGAGTATTATCCAGAATATAAAGCCAGTCGAAAAAAGACTAGAGAAACTTCTGGGCATGATTGGAATAATATTTTTGGATGTCTCAATAGCATCAAAGAAGAACTTACAGAAAGTTTTCCATATAAGGTAATTGAAGTTTATGGTGCAGAGGCAGATGATATTATTGCTTCTTTGTGTATGGAACATGCATCTTCTTGTCCCAACATACTAATTTTATCTGGCGATAAGGATTTTGTTCAATTACATAAGTATAAGGAAGTTAAACAATATAGTCCTGTTACAAAGAAATTTATTAATGGACCTGACCCTATTGAATATCTTTATGAACATATTCTTAAAGGTGATGTGAGTGATGGTGTGCCAAATGTTTTATCACCAGACAATACTTTTGTGGATGGATTACGCCAACGTCCATTAAGTAAAAAAAAGATTTCAAGTTGGGCTGGTCCAATGTGTGAACAATTGTTACCCAATGAGGAATTAAAAAGAAATTACCAGAGAAATAAAAAACTTATTGATTTGACAGAATGTCCCAGAAATTTGTATGATGAATGCGTACAAGCATATTCAGAAACACCAGAAGGGGATCGTAGCAAACTACTAAATTATTTTATAGACAAAAAATTATCCATTTTGATGGATAATATAGGAGATTTTTGAAATGCCATATACACCACTAATGTCTGAAGTTTTGGACAATGTTGCGAAAGCGAAAACTAAAAATGAGAAAGTTGAATTATTGAGGAAACATAATTCAGATGCATTGAGGATGGTTATTAAATCTTCATATGACCCAAATATTCAATGGGACTTGCCTGAAGGTAATGTACCATATACACCAAATGATGCTCCAGAGGGAACGGAACACAACATGCTTGTTCATGAGGCAAGGACGTTGTTTCATTATGTTAAAGGTGGTAATCCCCAACTAACACCAAATCGTAAAGAAAATATGTTTATTCAAATGTTGGAGGGGTTACATCAAAGTG